ACCTGGAGCAGGTCGTCCGGCAGGCTTGCCGCGAACTCGCGGCTGATGCGGTAACACTTGCGGAAGCGCCCGGTGGGTGCGGTGGGCGGTGCGGTCTCCGTCTCGCTGGCCTCGCTGCGGCTCTCTGCTGTCGGCAGCGCCCCCAGCAGGTCCAGGTCCTCCGCGTCGTAGAGTTCCGTCCTGGGCGCTCCCAGGACATTCTCCAGGGCCTTGAGCTGGTCCGCTGTCGGCAGGCATACGCCCTTCTCGTACCGGCTTACCATGCCCACGTCAGCCCTGGGTTCCGTTTCTTTCAGTCTGGCGGACACCTGCGGCTGGGTCAGACCCAGCGCCATCCGCCGCTCTTGTAGTCGGTTCATGCTCTGCCTCCTCTATCAGTCTGATTTGTTGGAAGAAGGGGAAGAACTGGGGCGGGCACACCGCGTTTCCGAGGCATCTAACTCTGTCCATCCAGTTGGGAAGCCCATCAACCATTCGGTCCATTCCGGGTTCAGATTTCCAGTACCCCCCCCGCCAGGTAAGCCACTTTCTGGCATAGAAGCAATGACCTGGTGGGTGTCGCGCCCTTCCGCAGGTGCCGGGCCAGCCCCGCCGCGTCCATCGCCGTCGGCGTGGGCCACGATTGCAAATCGGTATCTTTGGTGCGGAGCGCCGACACCGCGAGCTGGAACCATAAACGCCCGTGCGGTGTAGCCTTTACTTTCCAGGTCAGAAAGCACATCGTCGAGCGCCAGATTGAGGATGTTAGCAACATTCTCTCCAATGACCCAAGCAGGCCGCAGCTCGTCGATAACTCTAAGCATCTCCGGCCAGAGGTAGCGGTCATCGCTCTTGCCTCTGCGCTGTCCGGCTTTGGAGAAGGGTTGGCACGGGAAGCCGCCGGAAATAATGTCAACTGTTCGTAGTCCGGTCCGTTCACAGAAACTCTCCTTTGTCAAAGTCCGAATGTCCCGCCAGCGTGGAACGTCCGGCCAATGTTTCTCCAGGACCCTGGTGGGGTAGTCGGCCCACTCGCATTGTCCCACGGTGTGGAAGCCTGCCCACTCGGCGGCCAGGTCCAGGCCACCGATGCCGGAAAACAGGGAAAGGTGGGTC